CCGAGGCCGCCGCGCACGTGCCGCTGGCTGTCGAGGACAATGGACAGCGGCTCACCAGCCATCCGCTGGCGGCGCTGCTCGGCCATCCCAACCCGCAATCGGCCGGCCCGAGCCTTTTCGAGAGCCTCTACGCTTTCCTCGAAACGGCCGGAAATGGCTACCTCCAGGCGGTGGTCCTCGGCGACGAGGTCAAGGCGCTCTATGCGCTGCGGCCGGATCGGATGCAGGCCATGCCCGGCCGCGACGGCTATCCGGTGGCCTACAACTATACCTCCGGCGGCAAGGTGACGCGCTTCGACCAGCTGGCGGCGCCGATGCCGGAAATCCTGCACCTGACGCTCTTCAATCCGCTCGACGACTGCTACGGGCTCGCCCCGCTCGAGGCGGCGCAGCAGGCGCTCGATATCCACAACGCCTCGGGCGCCTGGAACAAGGCGCTGCTCGACAATTCGGCGCGGCCTTCGGGCGCCATCGTCTATTCGAGCCCCTCGGGCGCCCTGTCGCAGAGCCAGTTCGACCGCCTGAAAGGCGAGCTGGAGCTGGGTTTTCAAGGCGCGCTGAACGCGGGCCGGCCGATGGTTCTGGAAGGCGGTCTCGACTGGAAGACCATCGCCATGACCCCCAAGGACATGGACTTCATGGAAGCCAAGAACGCCGCCGCCCGCGACATCGCGCTCGCCTTCGGCGTGCCGCCCATGCTGCTCGGCATTCCCGGCGACAACACCTATGCCAACTATGTCGAGGCCAACAAGGCGCTCTGGCGGCAGACCGTGATCCCGCTGGTCCGCCGCGTCGCGGCCGCCCTCGGCCACTGGCTCGGTCCGGGCTTCGGCGGCGTGACGCTGGTGCCCGACCTCGACCACATCGAAGCCCTCGCCGAAGACCGCGCCGCCCTCTGGGCCCGCGTGGGTAACGCGACGTTCCTGACCGACGCCGAAAAGCGGCAGATGCTGGGGATCGGCGAGGACGGCAAATGAGGCAGCAGAGGCCGGGATCGGATATCAACTATTGGGACTTCAAAAAATGTATGGAGTTCCACGTCATTCCTCGGCCTGGGATCGGCTACGGGCTGAGCCCTGACGAATCCTACGCCGTCGAACTCATCGAGCCGCGCCACGGCACCTTCTCCGTCGAGGCGGTGACGGCTCGCTGACGGCCGTTCGCCCCTCTTCAAGGAAAAACCAAAATGGATGAACTGACGCGCACCATCGCGGCGCGCGGCGATCTCGCACATCTGGCGCTCTTCCTCTGGGCGTCGAGTGCGACTGGCCTGCTCGTCTGGACGCTGCGCGAGCTCGCCGCCGCCAATCGCCGCTTCAACGATTTCGTCCGCGAGATCGCGACCCTGAATCAGCTCTTCAGGCGAAAGGACTAAGCCATGGCCGATAAACGGCATTCTTCCTCGGACGATGCGTCGCAGGTGTTCCGCCAGTTCGCCTGGCACCTCGCCGGCTCGCTGGCGGCCGCCAAGGCCTCGCCGCCGCGCAAAAGCGGCACCAGCCGATCGCAGCCCGCCAAAGCCGTTGGCCGCCGCTGATGCCCAAAATCCCCATCGATGCCGAGGGGCAGTTCGCCGGCTATGCCAGCCTTTTCGGCGCGCTCGACGACGGCGGCGACATGGTCATGCCGGGCGCCTTCGCGAAAAGCCTCGGCAAGCGGGGCAGGGACGGGATCCGCATGCTGTTCCAGCACGATCCCAAGGAGCCGGTCGGCACCTGGGAAGTGCTGCGCGAGGACGCCACCGGCCTATGGGCCGAAGGCCGGCTGGTCCCGGGCGTGCCCCGCGCCGACGCGCTCCGCCGGCTGATTGCTGCCCAGGCGATCGACGGCCTGTCGATCGGCTTCCGCACCGTGCGCGCCACCCGCGACAAGGGCGGCCCGCGAAAGCTCTGGCAGATCGACCTCTGGGAGGTCTCGATCGTCGCCTTTCCGATGCTGGCCGGCGCCCGCATCGCCGCCCCGCCGGCCGGCTCGAAAACCGACCGGCAGCTGCTCCGGTCGCTCGATGCGGCCATCACCGCACTCAGGTCGTGAAGCCACGACCTGCGTCTCCAAGTGGTCGTGCGGTCGAACCGCAAAACCGCCCGGCACCTTTGCTGACCGCACTCCGCCAACCCTGACAAGGACTCCCCATGACTGAAGCGACCGAAACATTCGAGATCAAGGCCTCCCCGGCGCCCGCCGGCGAGATCGACGGCAAGCTCGGCGAGCTGATGACCGCCTTCGAGGATTTCCAGCGCGGCAATGACGAGCGGCTGGTCGAGATCGAAAAACGCGGCGCGTCCGACGTCCTGACCGAAGAGAAGGTCAATCGCCTCAATGCCCTGCTCGACAGCGCCAAATCGGCCTTCGAGCGGGCGAGCCTGGAGCGGGCCCGGCCGCGCCTCGAGACCGGCTCGTCCCACCGGACCGGCACCGACGAATACAAGGATGGCTTCTCGGCCTATGTGAAGCGCGGCGAGGAAAAGGCGCTGTCGATCGGCTCCAACCCCGACGGCGGCTATCTCGTGCCGGTCGAGACCGAGACGACGATCAACGATATGCTGGCGGCGATCTCGCCGATCCGCTCCATCGCCTCGATCCGCCAGGTCTCGTCGGCGGTCTATAAGAAGCCGATCACCACGGCCGGCCCCGCAGTCGGCTGGGTGGCGGAAACCGCCTCGCGGCCGCAGACCGACAGCCAGACCATCGCCGCCGTGAGCTTCCCGACGGCCGAGCTCTACGCCATGCCCGCCGCAACCGCCGCCTTCCTCGACGATGCAGCGGTCGACGTCGGCCAGTGGATCGCCGATGAAGTGAACACCGCCTTCGCCGAGCAGGAAGGCGCCGCCTTCGTCAATGGCGACGGCACCGACAAGCCGACCGGGTTCCTCTCGGCGCCGCAGCTGGCGGACACGAGCTGGGCCTGGGGCAGCCTCGGCTACATCGCAACCGGCGCCGCCGGCGCGCTGCCCTCGTCCAATCCGAGCGATATCCTGATCGACCTCGTTTACGCGCTCAAGGCCGGCTACCGCCAGAACGGCAGCTGGGTGATGAACCGCAAGACGCAGGCCGCGCTGCGCAAGCTCAAGGACTCCGACGGCAACTATCTCTGGCAGCCGGCCGCGACTCCGACGGGGCAGGCGAGCCTGATGGGCTTTCCGCTGGTCGAAGCCGAGGACATGCCCGACATCGCCGCCAACGCCATGGCGATCGCCTTCGGCGACTTCAAGCGCGGCTATCTGGTGGTCGACCGGATGGGCGTCAACGTCCTGCGCGACCCCTATTCCGCCAAGCCCTACGTCCTCTTTTACACCACCAAGCGCGTCGGCGGTGGCGTTCAGGACTACCAGGCGATCAAGCTGCTGAAGTTCGCCGCGAGCTGAGGGGCGGCTCGGCCCCGCGCGTTCCGCCCCACTCTTCGACAGGCTTAGGGCCGGGCAGTGCGGCCAGGTTGAGCACCGTGTCATTCCCGCGAAAGCGGGAATCTCCGTTTATTCCAGGCGACAGCGCAGCAAACAGAGATCCCCGCTTTCGCGAGGACGACACCGCGTATGTGGCGAGGCCGCGCCTTCCAGAGCCGTGCCTCGTCACCGCCATTCGACAAGTTCCCCCTTCGCGGGACTCCCCACCCGCGACGCCCCGGCGGCTTCCCTCCCGGCCGCCGGGGGACCCCTTTTCGCGCAAGAGATCCTCCCATGACCGCTTATCTCCTCAGCGGGCCCGCGAGCGAGCCCGTGAGCCTCGACGACGCCAAGGCGTACCTGAAGCTCGATACGACCGACGAGGACGCGCTGGTCACAACCCTGGTCACCGCGGCGCGGCTGCATGTCGAGGGCACCACCGGCCGGGCGCTCATCACCCAGAGCTGGCGGCTGGTGCTCGACGACTGGCCGCCGGTCGGCCTCGTGCGGCTCCCAGTCGCCCCGCTTCAGAGCCTCACCGAAATCACCGCCTATGATGTGAACGGCGATGCCGTGACGCTCTCGACCGACGGCGTGCTCTGGGACGCGCTCGCCGCGCCGTCGCTGCTCTACCTGCCGACCGGCTTCGGCGACGAAGTCGTCCTGCGGCCGTTCCAGGGCATTGAGATCGACTATGTCGCTGGCTACGGCAGCGATCCGGCCGATGTGCCGGCAACGCTGCGCCAGGCCATGCTGCTGCTCGTCGCCTACTGGTTCGAGAACCGCGACGCCGTGGTGCTCGCCGGTGCCGGCAGCGTCGTGCCTTCCGGCTTCGAGCAGATCGTCGGCGCTTATCGGGGCATCAGGCTGTGACGGCGGCGATCACGCCGGCCGCGCCGCCGCTCGGTTCGCTGACCGACCGCGTAAAGCTCTTCAGGCGCGACGTGAGCACCGAGGACGAAGGCGGCGAGATCACGACCTATGTGCCGCTGGCGACGGTCTGGGCTCGGGTCCGGACGCTTTCCGCCCGACAGACCGAAACGGCGGATGGCCGCGGCGTTTCTATCACCCATTCAGCGGTGCTGCGCTATCGCAGCGATCTCCTGCCTGGCGATCGGCTGGTCTACGTGGGCCGCAACCTGGAGGTGATCGGCGCCGACGACCTCAACGGCCGCCGCGCCTATCTGAGCTGCACGCTGAGCGAGACGGCGGTGACAGGGTAGGACGGTCCAAAACGCCCCTCACCCCCCGCCGCCTGAGTGAAGCGGAGGGCGGCTGAGGGGTGTCGCCACAAGCGCCGCGCTATATCAGGAACCACCTTCATGCCCCACCCCATCGTCGCTCTCCAGGGTGCGCTGGTCGCTGCCCTGCGTGCCGACGCGACGCTTACGGCCCTGATCGCCGCCGCGGTGTTCGACGCCCCCCCGCGCGGCCAGGTCGCACCCTACGTGGTCATCGCCCGCCACGACCTGCTGCCGCGCGACGGCGACGATCCGCCCAGCAACGATCACCGCGTTACGCTCAACATCTGGCATCCGGAGTCGAGCCGGAAAGCCGTGCTCTCCATCGCCGACGCCGCGGCCGCCGTGCTGCTCGGCGGCGGGCTGGCGCCGACCGGCTTGATCGTCACCTTCGCCAGCCTCGACCGCACCGACACCTCGATCGACCTCGCCACAGGTGCCGCGCGGGCGGTGCTGAGCCTGCGCTTCTTCACCGAACCTTCAGCCTGAGGATTTTTTCGCCATGGCAGCCC